TAGTCTTTTGCTTGTTCAATTCCTCCACTGGTCTGTAGGTCTTTAATCATTTGCTCTAGTCGTTGTCTTTCAACGATGAGTTCTTTGCAATCCGTAGCTGTCTGTTTGATCGACTGTAGCTCAGCCTTTCTAGCGCTCCCGTTGATCTCAGGATCAACAGGCTTTTTGATCTCATCAATCATATTGTCTATGGCAGCTTCCATTGATGACATGAGCCTCTTGGCTGCGCTTACGGTATCAAACTTCTTCTTCGACATACATAAGGTCTTCACATCGAACCCTGTAGTAGACTACATCGTCGATAGTTATCTTGTATTGCATCTTATCTCTAAAGACAACGGTGTCTCCAGCGTACACGTCCATCTCCTTAAGCCAAGGGGCGTCAAAACCAATGGTTCCCCTAGTGGGGGACTTGTCTTCAAGAGACACAACCTCAATAAGATCAGAAGAGACTTCCTCTTCAGCAAACTCAGGTTTGATAAGGGTCCAACCAGCGAGGGTATATATGTGTCCACTTTTTGAACTCTTATATCCAATGGCTTGGTTGTTGATCGTGTGATCTGGGTCAAACCTAACCACGTAGTGGTTTTCGTGCCCAGTCAGGACCTGCCCTTCGTTCATGACTACCAGGTGGTGGAAGTACAGGGTGTCGCCCTCCTCTACGCCAGTATCGTGCTTAAAAGGAGCGCATACGACTGGGCCTTCGGTGACCCTCCACTCGAACTCATTGAACTTAGAGTCGAGATACAACTTAGCGCCGTTGTTGAGTGTAATCTCGTCGTTAACTGGTTTCTCCAGCTCTACGACAAATAAATCAAGAGTCTTCATTGTTGTACGGGAACTTTTTGTTCAAGTACTCTTTTCTTTCCTGACATCCGCAGTCCTTGGAGTACTTCTCCACGAGCTGCTTAATGCCTGTAGCTTTGGTAAGCTTCTCTACGGTATCGCCAAGCCCCTTGCTTTTAGACATCAGAAATTCAAATCGTATTCAATTATACATGGCATATCATCTACAGACTTCCAGAGTACCTGACCCTCATCTGTTTGGATATAAACAAAGTAACGAGTTTTTCCGTAATGATGCAAATGTTTGCCATCTAATTCTATGGTAGACACTTTGCCGTTTCCAGCTCTCATGCCCACGTAGTAAGCCATGGCATCTTTTGGGTCTCTGCCAATGACAATCTTCCTAATAAGTCCCTCCATTAGTTTAGTGAAATACCGAGGTCACCAAGCATACCATCCAAATCAGGTCCGCTTTGATCCTCGTATGTGTTCTTTATAAATTCATTCATAATCTCCATCTCGGTATATGACTCCAAGTTGTAGCTGAATATAGCTTTCATGGTGCTGTTATCGTCGTCGAAAGGAGTCAATACCCCAGTAACAACAACTGAAAGGACTTTATCCCTCATTCCGTACCTCTCGATC